CTTAAATTGGTTGCAAAGGCTTTATTAGCCCAACTGTGTGTATCAGCAGCGGAAATCATTATGAGGGAGTGATTTCATTTCGTCAGGGTCCGCGTAGAGTGGGTCCGTTTCGAATTTGATAGAGTTCGTTCGTTTCGTTCGTCGTTATAATTCGGAGCAATCGGGAAACATGTCGTCCGTTCGGATAACATGCCGATCGCATCCGGTGCGCCTGGTCGGCTGTTGGATTGGCTTCACGGCGCGGCTAGAAGAAGAGGTGCGATTTCTGTTATCATTTCGAGATCCCCGACTCCTTCTATTCCTCCACCAACATACTCACCAAGTGCGCGCAGTGTGTTCTGACCTGACTGGGAGCTTATCATCCCGCCAATAAGCGGCGACATGACGTCTCCTAGGTGGTCAAACCAACCCGGTTTCTGTTCGTGTTGTTGTCTGCGTCCGGGCGGCTTGTGTGAATGGGTTCGTATCGTCTTCGTGAGCCCCCCAATTCGGGTGGCCCATCCTGGCTTAAACCTGTCAGCGATAGTGTGTATAGCTGTGATTTTCTCTTTGCCTTTGGTCTGGGGGTGCACCATTACGAGACCCGATATTGGGGCAGGTCTCCACTCAAAATTCTTCGTGACCTCGGCGACGAGCCTGGACTTTGAGTCCAAAGACCGCCACACAAGTCCACAAAGGGTTGAGGGCATCGTTTTCCCGGTCTGGGAAATCGTCGTAGGCATCACTCCGTGCATCCCGAGGGCGTAAGGAGACTCTGCAGTGTCCCTAAACCTTGGAGTACCATCCGAAGGGCGGGCGATGACCTCGAACGTGTCGAGGCCGAGCCTGTGGGTGTTAGATGTGTAACGAAAAAGTTCGTCAACTGAGGCTGGGTCTCCGTTCGCCCCTCCAGTGAGGACCAGGCTGTCCGGTACGTTCTCTAGGAATCCAATTTGGCCCGACGAATCGAGCATTGTCCCAAAGTACGTGAGCCGGATACAGGCTGATATGAGGCGTGCATCCTCCACTATCTCGGTGTTAGCAAAAGCAAACGCCGGGTCGGGGATGCAAGTGGTGGTTTCTGATGTTGGGTAGTTGTAGTTACCACGTCCGAATGGTAGCTCGTATGTGGTGCCAACTACTTTGCCGTTAGTCGGCTGTGCATGGCTTTGAGTTGAAGTCCATACCATCAGGTTCATCTCCCCCACTTCGCCACCTGAGCTGGTTTCACCTGGATTATGGTAGACAGGGTCCCAGAGGATGTAGCCGCACGTGGACGTGTTGGTCATGTTGACCGTAGTCTTAGTCCGGGCAACAAGACCTTCCACGTCCCCGTAGATTCCAGGTTGGAGTGTGGCTTCGCACGGGTTCAGGACCATGTCCATATACGGAGAAAGTTCTCTGGCCTTCCGCTCAAGGACGGCCGAGTTGCTCTGCCGGAATGTAGCAGTGGTCCTGCGCTTACGCTGGCTGCGTCTTCGTGCTCTGTTCTTTTGTGACATCTGATTGTGTTATGCTATGTTGTTTGTTATTATACGGTCCCGACCATCCACCGGTCGGGCCTCTGTACGAAATACTAGTTGCTCTAGCTCCCGAAAGTTTTTGTTTCGGCAGGTGCTTTCAAAACTGCCATGTGGGGGAGTTACCCGCTCCCCTGCGTACTCAACTTGTCGTCTTTCCGCTTTTTAGGCTTTAATTTGCGGTGCCTTGTCCGCTTCGTCTTCGTCAATATTGCGAGTGTCCTCTCGGGCTCCAAGTCGAACAGGGAGTCTTCAACTTTTTCTTCCCTTTCCAATCCACCGAAAGCCCGCGCGTAGATGGTAGGACTCACCATGGATGATTCGGGGAGAGTGCTGGTTGGGCACTTCCGTTCGATTTTTCTGTGAGGTCGACGAGCCTGTCGTGATGCACGACATTTGGCTCCGACCCAATTGCCATCCTTGAGGTCCCAGAGGATAGGCCGTCCCTTACGCCTGAGGACAGGCTGTCTCCTGGTCTCCAGTGATGCCTGGTCTATCACCGGCCTCACCTTTTCAAGGTGCCTCCTGAGTTTCCTCCGTTGCCTCCTGGTCTCTGTCATGGGAGCGAGGATGCCCGGTCTCTCAGGACCGCAGGGCTCTTGTGGGCACGGGTGTCTCTCATCCTTTTCCTCCTCGTCAGATGGCTTAGTGGTAGTACTAACTTGGTACTTCCGTTCTTTTCTCTTAGATTCTACCTTTTCAGGGAGCCTCCTGTTCTTCCTCCTAACCCTGCGCGGGACAGTCGGGATTTTCATATCCCCATTCGCATCGACATATTTGTCAGCGCGAAAGGGCGGAGGCTCGAAGGGAATCTTCAATTCTTCGATCGTTTTGGCGTATTTTTCAGCCATTTGCCCATGTGGATCAATATTAGCTCCATTAACAGTAACAGGTGCTGGAGGATTGATGGGCTCTATTTCGTCTGGGTAGCACTTAGGGAAGTCGAGAATTTCATCTAAAGACTTGCATTCTGCCAGGAAGGTGGTAGCGCGGTTGAAGTCAAAACCAGGCAATGAGTCTCTCATTTCAACGTCCATCCAGCCCCCAGGATTGTCCTGAGGGTAGTTATTGTCGTATTGGCTCCACCAGCTCGAGTCGATCGTCCGTACTGCCGAATCTTTCGTTTTCTGGTCTGCCAGCCTGGCGACCGTTGCACAGAATTGCTCGACAAACGGTGTTTTGCCGTCAGTCGCGGCAAAAGATCTGGCTTTTTCGACCAGCTTCCTTCTCCGTACTTTTGTCGTGTTTCCGTTAAGGCCAGCTGCAACGTGGAATTTGCTTATAGCCCGTTTTGGATAACACATCGATGCGAGATTACCAAACCATACTTGTGGCGAATAGATACGAGCCAAGAAGTTTACGCCCCTAGTCCCTGATCTGAAAATATCGCACTTGGTGTTGTGTCCCATCATGCTAGCAGCCTTGTTATACCAGGGCTCGGGCATCTCTCGCATGAGTGAGTCGTCACCTCCGAAGTTGTCGAAGTTGGCAGACAGTCTAAACGACTCCCGTGCGCTCAT